ACCGCGGACGGCTATGCAGACGGTCTGTTTGTGAGTACCGCGGACGATAACGCCACCGTTACCAACGATCTGACCATCATGCACCCCATGGTGCAGATGGGCAACGCGCCTACCGCGTGGACGGCCAGCAGCGGCGATTACCTGACTACCACCGAAACAAAAACCGAGATCAAGCAGACGGTGAACGAAATTAAGCTGACGGCCAGCACAAGCGGAACCAGCAGCACCATCAAGCTGACGGCAGGCGGAACAGAGATCACCAGCGCACAGATCAACCTATCCGGCGTGGTGACATTTTCGGATTTGAGCACCTGGAACCAGGATAAAACAATCATCAACGGCGGCAACATTACCACCGGACAACTGCATAACCTCAACTACACCACCGTGTACGACCTGGACAACGCCTGGATACGTATGGGCACCGAGGCCGGTGAGCGCGTATTTTTGGACAACCGGCACATCGCATGGTATGCCACCATCAACACCGGCAGCATCGGCCTGACCGGCGTGCTGTACTCTGAGGCGGGCAGCTCTTACATCGGTGCGTGCAGCAAGTACGCCAAGTACGGCTGGGTTGACGGCCTTAACCCGACATCTTACGTTGGGATGCAGATCACCTACAACCGCAGCGATGACAGCGATGCCGATTTTAACACGACCAGGGTGGGTGTCTCCGGCAAGCTGAATGTACACAATCTGGACGTTTGGGGCAGCAAATCCCGTGTGGTGCCTACCAGCTTCGGCACGCTGAAAATGGCCGCGTTTGAAACGCCGCTGCCAACTTTTGCGGACTGGGGCAAGGGCCAGTGCGGCCCCGAAGGCTGGTGCCTAATTGCCCTTGACCCACGCTATGCGGAGACCATCGCCCAATATGGGCAGCCCGCCTGGCTGCTGACGGATTGCGATGGCACCGGGCACATTTGGGCCGAAAACTGCGGCCAGTACGCCATTGTACACGGCGCACCAAGACAGCAGTTTGTGTGGCTCTGCATGGCCGCCCAGCGCGGCTATGAGGGCAGTTATGCCGACCGCAGTGACAGCGGCTACCCTGCCGGTGATCCGGCAGGCGTTGAGCTGGCAGCCAGCACCGCCGCAAGAGCGCAGGAGGCCAGCACCGATGCCGCAGCTGACCTGCTCGCTATAGATACAGGCGCGAACGAAACCGCAGACATTCTTTTGGAGGAATTGCAATGAAAAAATTATCCGGCGTGGCGGTCGTAACGACTGCCGAAGGTGAGCGAGTGAGCTACACCTACATGGAACTGGACGGTAACGGCAACATCACCAGCCAGAACAACCGGGGGTCCTTTGTAGCCCTGGACGAAGAGGTTCTGGCCGCCATTGCCACACTGAAAAACGCCGTAAACGCGCGGCTGTAAGGAGGATGCCCCATGACTGACAACAAACGCATTAAAGAGTGCAAACGCAAAGTTATTGCTGCAATTAACGAAGCAACGCTGCCGTTTGCCGTGACGGAGTTGATTTTGGAGAACGTTTTGAATGCCGTGCGCGAGAACATGGCAGCGGAAGAAGCAGCGGCGGCAAACATCATCGAAACTCCGAAAACAGAGGAAGAAAAAATGCCGAATTAAGGCGCTGAGGAGAAAAACGAATGAAACAGGGAACGCAATTTGCGCTGCCGGTTGAAATCGGCATGAGCCTGGACGAGGTAAGCCGGATCGAATTTGTGTTCAAACAGAAGAGCTGCAAAGGCTTCCCGGCCATTAAAACCAACGTCTGGCCCGACGACTGCACCCGGCAGGAAGGACAGAACATCATCCTTATCCCCTGGACGCGGGCGGAGACATACAAATTCATGGGCGGCGAGACGCTGTACATGGACACCCGCATCACATTGCGGGACAGCACCGACCAGCCGCAGACTGAGATTCTGGCGCTCAAAATGAGCCCGACCTTATTCCAGGAGGCGGATGGCTCATGATCCAGGTGCGAGTGGCCCAACAGAGCGCCGTATCGGTGCGCATTGCCGGAGCGGCACCCGTGCGGGTGGACGTGACCGGCACCGCAGTGGTTAGTGCGCCGGAGTATAGCGGGCCATATGACATCACGCCGTTGTTTACGGCGCAGGTTTTGCCCACGGCGAAAAAACTGATGCAGAAAGACGTGACAATCCGCAAGATACCGCAGTACGAGGTATCCAACGATTCAAGCGGCTACACACTGATAATAGGAGATGAATACTACAATGCCCAATAAATACGTAAACAAGGTTGTTATCGGCAAGGAAACGAAACTTGACCTTACCGCAGATACCATTACCCCGGACAAGCTGGCAAAAGGTATCACGGCACACGACAAGTCCGGCGCCCCTATTACCGGTACCAGCACGAAAGACGCGGATACCAGCGATGCCACCGCAGCTGTGGCGGAGGTTTTGAACGGGAAAACATTCTACGCGCGTGGCGCTAAAATGACCGGCACGATGCCCAACAACGGCGAAGTCAACGGTGAAATCAGCACCGTTTCTGGTAAATACACCATCCCCATGGGCTTTCACGATGGCGCGGGCGGAGTGACTATCGCAGCGACCGAACAGGCCAAGCTGGTGCCCGCAAATATCCGCGAGGGCGTTACGGTCCTGGGCGTGAAAGGCTCTATGAGCGGCAGCGAAGGTATGAAGCCGCAGGCCAAGAGCGTTACGCCGACCTTTGAGCAGCAGGTTGTGCTGCCCGACAAAGCGTATAACTGCCTGTCTCAAGTTACTGTGCAGGCGATCCCGGCCACATACGTTGATAATGCGGCTGGCGGCCAGACGTTGACGATCGGAGGCTGAGCATGGCCGTAAACAAGGTTGTTATCAATGATAAAACCGCCATTGATCTGACCGGCGACACCGTGACACCCAGCGATCTGGTGGAGGGTGTAACTGCGCACGATGCCACCGGCATGCAGATCACTGGCACTCGCCCCGCCACAAGCGGCACGGATACCAGCGATGCAACGGCGACGGAGGAAGATATTGCTAGGAACAAAACGGCGTATGTGCAGGGCAAAAAAATCACGGGCAAGCTGTATGAATACGTCAAAGGGAAAAAGCTGGAAATGTGGGTATCGGCGGGTGGATCGCAGTACTTGATAGTTAACAAAAGGGGGTACATCTGTATTAGCATGCCCCACGAGTTTAACGATGAGATATTGCGGATAGGTTGCACCATTGAGCTTGGTGCTGATCCGTCCCTCTTTGGTGATGCCGTCGCCGCCGACGTAGCCAAGGGCAAAACCATGACATCCGCGGCAGGGCTGAAAGTTGTCGGTACCAACACCAATGACGCCGATACCTCCGACGCCGATGCGACAGCGAGCGATATTGCAAAAGGCAGAACGGCGTATGTGCAGGGGGCCAAAGTTACGGGCAAACTGACAGAATACCTTGCAGGGGAAACACTAAGTTACTATACCTCCGGCGATGAAGAGATCACGATTGAGCGTGACAGCGACAGCGATAACATCAGCATAAAAATCCATTGTTTTGACGATGACAAGATTATGCGGCACAACAGTTACATAAAGCTTGGAGCCGATGCTATTCTTTTTGGCAACGCTACTGCTGCGGATGTTGCAAAAGGCAAAACATTTACGAGTGCAGCGGGGGTAAACGTTACCGGTACTGCGGAGCCTGCCAAGAGCAATAACAACGTTGAGGCATATGCCGTCACAGACACCAGCCCCAGCGTGAATTTTAAGCGCACTGACGGGGCAATCAAGATCTGGGGCTACGGCACCATGACCAGTTCCGGCGGCTGGGGCCAGCAGACTACGAGCCTGGTCGCGTTTGAGGGCGACAAGTACCACAAGGGCGCCATATACGGCGGCCCAAGCAGTACCAGTTTGAGCCTAAGCATCAGCAACGGAAAACTGACTGGCCTGCCGAGTGGACTGACGGCGATCAGCGCGATTGTAACGAGAGGTATATGATATGAGACTGGAAAACGAAGACGTTCTGCTTCACTGGCCCCTGGCCCAGCACATCATCACCGCGGGCTGGCTCTACAATGATGGCAGCCTGCACCGGGCGCTGGATTTCCGCGCGGCGGTGGGCACGCCGGTATACGCCGCAGAGGGCGGCACAGTGGAGACGGCCTACCGCTGGAACGGCAAGCGCACCCAGGGCGACAACAACAGCTATGGCAACATGATTAAGCTGCGCCACACGACCTACAAGTACGGCACGTTGGAAACGCTGTACGCTCATTTGAGCCAGCTTTGCGTGGCGCAGGGGCAGCAGGTGCAGGAAGGCCAGCTGATCGGCTACAGCGGCGATACCGGCAACTGCTATGGAGCACACCTGCATTTCGAGGTGCGCTGGAAAGGCCTGCGCACGAACCCACTGAACTGGCTGGATGCTGATTTCAGCACGGCCAGCAGCGCGGTCAAGCTGGGCAGCTACAGCAGCGTACAACACACAAAGGAAGTGGAACACATGTATTATGCAATCGACGTGTCAAAACACCAGGGCAAATTTGACTGGCAGGCAGCCCATAGCAAGGGCATTCGCCATGCTATGCTGCGCGCCGGGTATGGCCGTTACAGCAGCCAGAAAGACCCCCAGTTTGAGCGCAACGCAGCGGAGTGTGCCCGCCTGGGCATCCAGTACGGCGTGTACTGGTACAGCTATGCCAGCACCCCGGCGGAAGCCCGGCAGGAGGCCCGCTGCTGCCTGGCAGCGATCAAGGGCAAGCACCTGTGCCTGCCGGTGGCGTATGACATTGAGTATGAACCGTGCATCCTGCGCCTGACCAACGCGCAGCGCACGGCACTTGTACAGGCCTTTTTGTCGGAGATTGAGGCCGCAGGGTATTACGGCATCCTGTATGCTAGCTGCAATTTTATTCGCAATCGGCTGGACTGGAAAGCCTTGTCCAAATATGATGTCTGGGTTGCCCAGTACAGCAGCGCCTGCACCTGCCCCCTGCCGTATGGCATCTGGCAGTATTCCAGCCGCAACGCCCTGGGCATCCCCGGTTACGGCACCAGCCTGGACTGCAACCGCATCTACAAGGACTATGAGCGGATGATGATCCAGGCGGGCCTGCAGGGCCACACCGCACCCCCGCCGGAGGATACCACCCCCAACAAGCTGGACAAGCAGCGGATCACCATTGGCCGTATCTCCAGCGGCGACCGCGCAACCATCCGCGCCCTGTGCGAGGGGCTGGGGCTGATCGCGGCGGGCCTGTACCGCGATACCTGTGCGGATGGCAACCAGTGGATGCTGGACGTTGGGCCGGTATCCAGCGGCGATGCCTGGTACATTATGCGCAAGTGTGCAGAGCTGCAGCTGATTGATGCAGGGCTGTACAAGGCCGAATATGTGGAGGAGTGATTTGGTGGATGCTATTGTTGTTGCGCTGATTACTGGCGGGTTGAGCCTTATCGGCGTTATTATTACCAATCTTGCCGGGCAGCGGCGCACAGAGCAGAGGATGGCCACCGCGCAAGCCGTGACCGATACAAAAATTGAAGAGCTGACCCGTGAAGTCCGTGCCCACAATAATTTTGCCCAACGTGTACCGGTGCTGGAAGAACAAATCAAGGTTGCAAACCACCGCATCACCGATCTCGAGAACAAAACCGCTTGAACACGAATACATAGGAGGAAAAACTCATGGATTTTGCATCTTTTGGTATGGCAGGGGTGGCGGCGATTACGGTTATCTGCTACCTGGCGGCAACAGCGGTCAAACAAACGCCGCTTGCTAACAAATGGCTGCCGTCCATCTGCGGCGCGCTTGGCGGCCTGCTGGGCCTGGCCGCTATGTACATCAACGTGCCGGACTTCCCGGCCAATGATCCCCTGACCGCCCTGGCCGTGGGCATTGTTTCCGGCCTTGCGGCTACCGGCGCGGATCAGGTTATTAAGCAGATCGGCAAAGACAACTGACACTTGCGCGGGCATCCTTTTGCAGGGTGCCCGCTTTTTTCGTTGTATCGCAAAATACGTCACATGACACTTTCACTGACACTTGCCCTTGAAAGTGTCAGTCTGTCAGATTTTCGGCTGACACGCGCTGACACGGTTTTGCTGTGTGTCAGCCGATTTGTCATACAGATTTTTGGTGTTATATCGATCTATCATTCCCATATATGACACTTCTGACACTTAAAATATAAAAAGATAATATAGGGTATAATACACGCATAAAAACGCCATAACGCCCATGTATGCAGGTGCGCATACGCGCGTGCGCGAGAATGTCACAGGACAGCAAAAAGCCCATCGGCAGGTTTCATGGTCTGCGGATGGGCTTTTTTCATTTGGGGTGCTTTTCAATTTTTTCCTCTACCGCGTCCATGATATACCGGTTTAGGGACGTGCCTGCCGCCGTCGCCGCCTCCCGCCATCGCTCTTTTGTGCCTTTGGGTGTTCTGATCTGGATGCTGTCCGTTTTCTCATCGAGATACTTTATGGATGCATTTTTCTGTGCGTCTGTGTATTTTGATCCCATTTTGGGGTACACCTCCTATCTAAAATATGATACCACATATGTATATATGCTTGCTATATACATCTTGCACAATGCCGTCCGCAAAATTTGCCCGAATCTTTGGTGACTCTGTGTATTGTGTATATAGCAAGCATATACTATAATATAACTTGTAAGGCAGAGCAAAACCTCTTACAGAAGGAAGTGAGGACATGGACGAAATGACAAGTCAGGAACTCAATCAGTTCTTGGAAGCCATCGCAGAACTGATTGAAGCGAAAGCAACAACGGTTCAAGAAGCTGCCGAGATTGTTCGCAACAAGAAAATCAAGGCATAAAAATGAGGTCAGCCACCGTCCAAAGCAACTGACCCCAAAGCCCGAATACAGGCGAACCGGGAGCCTTACCCCGGCCGCCTCTTATTTTATCAGTGTAAGGCAGAAAAAACAAGAGGTAACCATGAAAATCGAAATTGTAGATACCAAAGCTTATATCTATACCCCCTACAACGCCGAATTTGTCAAAGCGATTAAAGGCATCGGCGGCGCGCGCTGGAATCGTGATAAGTCTGCATGGGCTATCCCCGCTGACTGTGCAGATCAGGCGCGTGAAATTATGCGTCGTGTATATGGTGAGGATGACCGCCCCGACTGCGGCGAGCGCGTTGACGTGCGCCTGACATTTGACAGCAGTGTGTCAGAGTGGCAGAGCGCGGTAACGATCTACGGGAAAACTATTTCCCGCGCGTATGGACGCGATAGTGGTGCGCGTTGTGGGGACGATGTGGCATTCGTGGAGGGCCAGCCCGAAAGCGGCGGCAGCGTAAAAAACTGGACGAGCGTAGTACCGCAGGGCAGTATCGTTGTACTGCACAATGTGCCCGCAACGCTGTTGCCGAAGGGTGTCAGGGCGGAGCGCTTAGAAGAGCGGAAGAGCAACCGCGATGCGTTGATGGCCGAAAAACAGCGCCTGTTGGAGCGCATTGCAGAAATTGACAATCTTGTTGCACAGATGGGGTAATATGGATGATCATCGCTATATATGTAAGGGTGAGCACGTTAGACCAAGCGCTGGAGGGGTATTCGCTGGACTCGCAGCAGCGCGTATTGCGTGACTGGTGCAACACACGAGGGCATAGCATCTACGGCATCTATAAGGACGCCGGCATATCGGGAAAAGATATACAGCACCGCCCCGCGGTGCGTGAAATGCTAGCAGCCGTTGAAGCTGGGAAAATCGATTGCGTCCTCGTATGGGCACTTTCGAGACTTACAAGAAGCGTGGCTGATCTATATGCCATGTGGGAAACGTTGTGCCGAAATAATTGTGAGCTAATAAGCTACACCGAGACATTTGACACATCGACTCCCATGGGGCGTGCTATGATGGGGCTGCTTGGCGTATTCGCGCAAATGGAACGCGAAATAACGGCCGAAAGAGTTTCGGCCGCAATGAGAGAAATGGCAGAACAAGGCGGCAGGACGTGCTCATGCGTGCTGGGATATGATACCGTACCGGGTGGGCTTATCGTCAACCCTAAAGAAGCCAAAATCGTGAAGAGTATATATCAGGTGTACGAAGATACCGGCTCTCTCAGCGCCACTGCCAAGTGGTGCAGGGACAGAAACATCACCGGAAAGCGCGGAAAAAGGATGGATGCGTACAAAGTAAGGCTGATCCTAACTCGATCAGTGTATGCGGGCTATTATGGGTTCCACGATCTCCGCGTGCGCGGCAACATCGAGCCGCTAATAAGCGTGGCACGATATAACGCCATCGCCGAAAGAATTAACAACACTCCAACCGGTCGGAATGCTAAAAGAAAAGTCATATTGCTTAAATAATACAAACACCTTGGCTAGCACTTAAAATACAAAAAGACAACAGAGGATAACACCATGATTAACAACGAAACCATTATTTATGAGCTGTGTAACAAATACCAGTGGTTCACCTGTGGTAGTGTCCGACAATACGAAAAGGCCCTGACAATGGCAAAAGGCGGTGTTCCCATCACGGAGCTGGCCCGCGTCATCTGGATTTGTAGCGATGATGTTCCCTATTTCGACATCCTGACGGCCATCAGCACATCTGGCTATACCGAGAACAAGACCACAGCCGATAATTTGTAAGGAGGTTTT